AGTAGACATAAATAGGTTGATACCATTTTAAATGTAACTATAATATGTCTGGACTTTTTGGATTTTCTATAAACAGTAACGTACAAAAACCTAAAAAACAAATCAGTCCTGTTGCTCAATCAAATGAGGATGGGTCTGATTATTATATTAGTAGTGGGTTTTACGGACAATATGTAGACATTGAAGGTGTTTATAAAACTGAATACGATCTCCTAAAAAGATATCGTGAAATGGCTTTACACCCAGAGTGTGATCGTGCAATTGAAGACGTTGTTAACGAAGCAATTGTATCAGACCTAAATGATTCACCAATTCAAATTGAATTGTCAAATTTAAGAGTTGATGAAAATATTAAACAAATTATTCGTGGGGAATTTCAATACATTAAAGACTTAATGCAGTTTGATAAAAAATGTCATGAAATTTTTAGAAATTGGTATGTGGATGGAAGAATTTATTATCATAAAGTAATTGATTTAGATAATCCACAAGAAGGTATTAAAGAAATTAGATATATTGATGCTATGAAAATTAGGTTCGTTCGAGAACTTAAGAAAAAAAATAACGGTCTAGGTCCAGTTAATATTTCAAACACATCATCACTCAATAATATCTATGGGAAAATTGATGAATCCTCTTTAGATTTTCCAGAAATTGAAGAGTATTTTGCATATACTCCAAAATTAACTGGTTATGGATCTGCCTCTGCTGGAAGTGCAGGAGGTGGTGGATATGGAAAATCAATTAAAATTTCTAAAGATGCTATCACATACGTATCTTCAGGACTGGTAGATAGAAATAAGCAAAATGTTTTATCCTATTTGCATAAAGCAATTAAAGCATTAAACCAATTGAGAATGATTGAGGATTCTCTCGTCATTTATAGAATGTCTCGTGCCCCAGAACGTAGAATTTTTTACATCGACGTAGGTAATCTCCCTAAGATTAAAGCAGAGCAATATCTTAAAGAAGTTATGAGTCGCTATCGTAACAAAATTGTTTACGACTCTAGCACAGGAGAAATACGTGATGACAAAAAGCATATGAGTATGCTTGAAGATTTTTGGTTACCTCGTAGAGAAGGTGGTAGAGGAACAGAGATTAGCACACTTCCAGGTGGACAAAATCTAGGTGAATTAACTGACGTTGAATATTTTCAGAAAAAACTTTATAGATCTTTAGGAATTCCAGAATCTAGAATTGGAGCAGACCAAGGATTCAATTTAGGAAGGTCCTCAGAAATTTTAAGAGACGAAATTCTGTTTTCAAGATTTGTAGGAAGACTTAGGAAAAAATTTAGCGGTCTTTTTCATGATATGTTGAGAACTCAACTTATTTTAAAAAATATTGTTACCCCAGAAGAATGGGATGGGATGAGTGATCATATTCAATATGATTACTTATATGACAATCATTTTGCAGAGTTAAAGCAAACAGAATTGATGAATGAAAGAATGAATCTTCTTCAAGTTATGGATCCTTATATCGGTAAATATTATTCAGTTGATTATATCAGAAGAAATATTCTTCATCAAACTGATCATGAGATTGTGGAGCAAGATCAAAAAATGGCATATGAAAAAGAGGTTGGCATTATTCCTCCACCAACGCCAGAGATTGATCCCAGTACCGGAATGCCAATGGATTATGTTACAGACGTTGGTTCAAAACTGGTTAAGAAAACTCAAAATCAAAATACTAAGGATCTTGAGATTGGACTGGGTAAATCTATAACAGAACCAGATTTAAAAAAATCAGGTAAATCTACGGAAGCACCTGAAATTAAAACCAGTAAAGGTGAAAAGATATAAATAATTAAAATTACTGATAATTTATGGAAACTTCGGAATTTGTCGATATGGTAATGTCTGATGCATCTCCCACAGATTTGGCGGATAACATCAAACAAATGTTATTTGATAGATCTGTTCAAATGATTAATGACGTGAGACCATATGTTGCAGCACAATTATTTGATCCCACACAACTAGAGGTAGAAGAGGAGTAATGGCTCACAAAGTAGTAGGGACAGGAACTACAGTTGCAATATCTGTAGGAACCGGAGTAACATCAATACCGATTTCTCTTCAGACTGGGTATTTGAGAATAGCAACTTCAGTTGCTGCCCATGTAAGTATTGCCTCTACCGCAACGGAAATTGCCAGTAGAAATAACTATTTTGTCCCTTCGACATCTGAGGTTATTCTAAAGGATAGAGTTGCATCTAGTAGAGTAAGTGCTGCAACAACAGGAACTTCCACAACTTACACATTTGATCAAAATAATGGAAATCCATTTTTGGTTGGAGATTTTGTAACAGTAACTGGATCGTCAGTTGGTGATTATAATTGTAGTCACCAATTAATAACTTCATTAAATACAACTCCAGGATCAGAATCAGTCACAGTCTCATTTAATAGTTCTGCTACAACTACAGCATTTACTGGTAGTGCGGATATTAGAAGATCTGTTGTGATTAATACTTTTGGTAATGCTGCTGGTTATGCACAAATTTCACAAGTCCAAATCACATCCCAGGCATAACCATGAAACTTATTACAGAACAAATCGAATCCATTAAAGTTATTAAAGAAGAAAAGAACGGTAAAACTAACCTGTATATTACCGGACCATTTCTTCAAGCAGAGGTCACAAATAGAAACGGACGTTGTTATCCTTTCCCAATTTTAGAAAGAGAAGTTAAGAAATACAACGATAAGTACATCACATGTGGTAGAGCGTTAGGAGAACTTGGACACCCTGATGGTCCAACTGTAAATCTGGACAGAGTATCCCACATGATTACAAGTTTGAAGGCAGAAGGAAATAACTTCGTAGGAAAAGCAAAAATTCTCGATACACCAATGGGTAACATCGCCAAGTCTCTTCTTGGCGAAGGCGTAAAACTCGGAGTCTCTTCAAGAGGTGTTGGATCTCTTGTTGAAAGAAATGGCATTAAATATGTCGGAGATGACTTTATGTTATCTACTGCTGCTGATATCGTATCAGATCCTTCTGCACCTGATGCGTTTGTTGAGGGTATTATGGAGGGTAAAGAGTGGGTTTGGCAAAATGGCAAACTTGCAGAACAAACTTTAAATGGACTTTTGACTATGAAAATGAGTCCAGATAAAATGGCGAATGAAGAAAAATTGCTAGGACTCTTCAATCATTACCTCAAAAATCTTTAATTCATAAATAAATAATAGAATAAAGGATAATTTAAATTTATTCGGAGAGATCTAAATGTCAACTGGTAATTTACAAGAAATGGGCGCTACAGCAACTAACCAATCCAAGTCTGCGGTAAATGCGACTGCTCAACCTGGGGATCCAATGTTGAGCAATGGCGCTTTTGTTGGCGGAACTCCTGGACAAACTATTACTGATCTTGGGGGTCCTACTCCTGATAATTACAGATCTACAGATGATTCAGCAAAATTAAACTTTGCTGCTGTTGCTTCTGTTAAAAACGTAGTTAATGCAAAGGCAATGAGAGCAGAAGAAGAAGAGTATGAAGAAGAAGAGGTAATTTCAGAAGTTGATGAAACTGAAGGATATGAAGAAGAAGTTGAGAATGAAGAAGTAGAAGATGAAGAAGTAGAAGATGAGGATGAACTTGAAATTGATGTAGAGGAAGATGTTCAAGCTTTATTTGGTAATGAAGATCTCTCAGAAGAATTTAAAGAAAGAGCAAAAACTGTTTTTGAAACAGCACTTAGATCAAAGGTTCAAGAAGCTGCCGATATGATTGCTGCTCGTTATGAGAGAGCACTCGAAGAGAACGTGGCAGCAATTCACCAGGAACTTACAGAAAGAGTGGATTCATACCTTGAGTATGTTGCTGGTGAATGGATCACCGAAAATGCGCTCCAAGTAGAGCGTGGACTTAAATCAGAACTCTCTGAGTCCTTTATGACTGGACTCAAGGGTCTTTTTGAAGAACATTATGTACAAATCCCTGAAGAAAAATATAATGTGCTTGAAAGCATGGTAGACAAACTTGATGATATGGAGTCGAAACTCAACGAACAAATCGAAAGAAACGTTCAGTTAACCCAAAGACTTAGCGAATCAGTTTCCGACAGCATCTTCCACGAAGTTGCTAGAGGTCTCTCTGAGACCCAAAAAGGAAAACTCGCAGGTCTTTCCGAAAGTGTTGAGTTCATTAGTGAAAATGACTATCGTGGGAAGTTGGAAGTTCTTAAAGAATCCTATTTCTCTAGAACCCCAGTAACTCAATCTAGAGTTAACGATGATGAAATGCTCGGAACAACGTCAGAAACTCTTTCAGAGTCAATGGACATGTATATTAGAGCAGCTCAAAAATACTCTATTAAGTGATTTTTAAATTATAACTTAAACACTTTTTAACTAACGGAGAAATTTTCCAATGTATAACGCAGAATATCTGCAGGAAAAGTGGTCCCCTCTTTTAAATTGTGAAGGACTTGATCCCATCAAAGATTCACATCGTAGAGGAGTAACCGCTATTCTGCTAGAAAATCAAGAAAGAGCACTCCGCGAAGAGCGCGGTTTCCTTTCTGAAGCTCCAACTCACACCGCAGGAACTGGTGGTTTTGGTGGTGGTACTTATGGTACTGCTGCTGCATCAGGTCCTGTTGCTGGTTTCGACCCTGTTCTGATCTCTTTGATCAGACGTTCAATGCCACAACTGATTGCTTATGATATTTGTGGTGTTCAACCAATGACTGGTCCTACTGGACTGATCTTTGCAATGAGAACTCGTTACGGTACTAGCCGTACTGCTGGAACCGAAGCATTCTTCAACGAAGCAGATTCCAGATTCTCTGGTCAAGACGCCAACTTTGATATTGCCGCAAGTGATTACACTGCACAAGCATCTGTTGGTATCGCCACCACTGCTGCCCAAACTGGTAGCAATCCAGCTGTTCTTAACGATGCCTCACCTGGAACCTACAACGTAGGTCAGGCAATGGCAACCACCGACGCTGAAGCACTCGGAGATACTGCGAACAACTTCTTCAACGAGATGAATTTCTCGATTGAGAAAGTCACTGTTGCCGCAAAGTCAAGAGCACTGAAGGCCGAGTATTCCCTCGAACTTGCTCAAGACCTTAAGGCTATTCACGGTCTTGATGCTGAAGCAGAACTTGCGAACATTCTCTCAACTGAAATCCTTGCAGAAATCAACAGAGAAGTTGTTCGTACAGTTTATCAAATTGCTGAAGCTGGCGCTCAAGCAAACACTGCCACTGCTGGTATCTTTGACCTTGACGTTGACTCCAACGGTCGTTGGTCAGTTGAGAAGTTCAAGGGTCTTCTGTTCCAACTAGAGCGCGATGCTAACGCTATCGCTCAAAGAACTCGTAGAGGAAAGGGTAACACGATCATCTGCTCTGCTGACGTTGCTTCGGCACTCACCATGGCTGGTGTTCTTGATTACACCCCCGCTCTCCAAGTTGGGCTCAATGTTGATGATACTGCCAGCACTTTTGCTGGTGTTATTAATGGTAAGTATAAGGTTTATATCGACCCATATGCGGCTAACATTGCTGCTAACCAGTATTATGTTATCGGATTTAAGGGATCATCCCCGTATGACGCTGGACT